GTTCTTCTGCTGGGCAGACAAGTATGCACTGGGGCTTGGCATATCCGCACCGGTCAAATCAGCGGCATCGTCCAGATCAGCTGCGTCCAATTCCGGAGTATGAAACTCCATAATATCTGCATCCTTGCCCTCTGCGATCTTGTCGGAGAGGGCTTTCGGCTTATCACCTGCACGAACTCGTCTGCCGCCTCTTCTTGTGCCGTCCTTTGCCATCTGATTTCACCTGCCTTTTGAGAGAAAAATAGCCGAAACTGCGTAGGTTTCGGCTTGTTTGCATATTTTCGGGGTTAATCCCCCGTTTGAACCTTGGTTTTTGTGCGTGAGAGGGAACGCCGGTCTGTAAAAAATTCACAATTAGCGATTTTTATCCCCCCACCGGCAGCATTTCAGACACAATCAATACCGATAGACGGGATTTTGGTCTTCTGTCCATGTCTTGTGGTCATGGCAGGACTTGCAAAGAGCCTGCCAGTTGCTTTCATCCCACATCAGATGCGGATCACCACGGTGAGGAATGATATGGTCGACCACGGTCGCTGCCGTGAACCGTCCCTGTGCTTTGCACCGCACACACAAAGGATGCCGGCGGAGGTACGCCTTGCTCAGTCTCTGCCACTTGCTGCCGTAGCCACGCTTGGCGGCAGACGGTCGGTCTGGGTGCAAGGGCTGATGCTCTGCACAATACAAACCGTCTGTCAGATTGGGACAACCGGGGTGCTTGCAGGGCTTCTTACATTTCTTCGGCATAAGGTTCACCTCCGGATACAAAAAGCCGCCTCGGATGATTCCATGGCGGCTCTCGTTTTATTCTTTGCTATGATACAGTATAGCATACCATAAAGCTCTTATCAAGTCTTATGAACTCTGATGAACTCTTAACTTTTCAAGTGCTTTATTGTGGAGGTAGTAAATATGCTGTACGCTATAGTCTAATTCACTTGCCACCACTTTCCATGGCTTAAACTCTAGATACCGTTTTGTAAGAAGATCACGGGCATCTGCATCTGCGACCTTCTGAATCTGTTTCCACATTTCATGCATCAAATGTTGAAGTTCCATTTTGGTTTCTTCGATTTCTTCTTCCAATGACAAAATTTTTTCTACAGCAATTTCCATCTTGTGTGGTTCTGGAGAAACTGTTTTAGGGGAATCTCCACCTTTTCCAACCATACCCTCAGCAGATTGTCGTATGCAATCGATCTCATGCTCTTTCCGAAAGATTCGGTGTCGGAGGCGTTCTGCCTCTTCCATGTATGCTTTTGGATTCATGCATTTTCCTCCCTCACAATTTCAGCACGCACAGCAGTCATCAAAGCGGTCTGGGTTTGTTCTTTCTGGGTCAGGGCTTTCAAGATACGTTCGTCAATCGTACCCTTGGTGATGAGATGCTGAATGACAACCGTTTCGGATTGCTGCCCCTGCCGCCACAGTCTGGCGTTGGTCTGCTGGTAGAGCTCCAGACTCCAGGTCAGTCCAAACCAAATCAGGTGAGAACCGCCTGCCTGCAAATTCAATCCGTGTCCGGCAGCGGCAGGGTGCAGCAGACCAACTTGCAGCCTTCTGGCGTTCCAGTTCCGGATACTGTCGGAGGACTGGATTTCCTGATAGGAAACCTGTAACCGTTTCAGGCGTTCCGCAATTCTTGTTCGGTCATGCTTGAACCAATACGCCACCAGAACGGGCTTGCCGTTGGCTGCCTCTATCAAGTCCTCCAGTGCATCCAGCTTTCGGCTGTGAATGGGAAGCACTGTTCCGGTGTCATCATACACCGAACCATTCGCCAGCTGGGAAAGTTTGTTGGATAGACTTGCAGCGTTGGCGGCGGTAATCTCAGTATCCTGCATCTCCAGAATCAGTTCAGACTTGAACCGTTTGTAGGTTTCTTGCTCCGTGTCGGACAGCTGCACAGGGTATTCGTTGGAAAGCAATTCCGGCATGTGCAAGTGGTCAACTGCTTTCATCGAAACGGTGATGTCAGCGATTTTCTCATAAATCTGCCGCTCTGCATCGGGCAGGGGCTTGTAGGAATACACGAGATAGCCGTTCTGCTTGTCGGGCTTGAAGTAGGCATTCCGATACTGCCCGATGAATCTGCCGAGCCGCTGCCCCATATCCAGCAGACGAAATTCCGCCCATAAATCCATCAAACCATTACTGGCAGGCGTTCCGGTTAGCCCCACGATGCGTTTCACCTTTGGTCTGACTTTCATCAATGCCTTGAAGCGTTTGCTCTGGTGGCTCTTAAAGCTGGAAAGTTCATCAATCACCACCATGTCATAATCGAACTTCGTGTTGTTGACGAGCCAGTCGATATTCTCCCGGTTGATGATGTAGAGGTCGGCAGGGGCTTTCAGAGCGGCAAGGCGTTCTTCCTCTGTGCCAACTGCTACACTGTATCGCAGCGGTTTCAAATGCTCCCATTTTTCAATTTCAGCAGACCATGTATCACGGGCAACTCGCAACGGTGCAATAATCAAAACTTTTCTGACCGTAAACAGATCAAACATCAAATTGTGGATTGCGGTCAGTGTTGTTATGGTTTTGTCAACCTAAGCCCATGTCAAGGAAAAGGGCTGCTGTCTTATGTTCCTCTATGAACTTAACTGCATATTCTTGATAATCATGAAGCTTCATTACTCATCACCTCTTTTATGATTTTATCGATGTCCTCACAAGCATCCAAGACATAAACCAGAAAACCCAATCGCCTCAGAAGTTTATGCCGGGAAAGTTGAAGCGGTCTGGGTTTCTCTCCGGGTGCTTTCACTTCCACAAAAGCGATCCTGCCGCCGGGCATCAATACGATACGATCTGGAACTCCTGCCGTTCCGGGAGACGTGAATTTCCAGCAAACACCCCCGTTCTGTTGGACGGCTTTTATCAGTTTTTCTTCGATGATTTTCTCTCGCATAAATCCCCCTATTTTTCAGAAAAGTGACAGTCGGTGATGGTCGTTTGCAAACCTTTCTATAGAGATAAATTTTTACTTTTTTTCTCGCGTGCGTAAGGTCTGTATATGAGTATCACCGACTGTCACTTTCCCTATTTTACGCCGTTTTTCAGCTTTTTCAGTGACAGTCAATCCAGAAAATCTTCCTCATCTTTTATGAACAAACCATGTATAAGGCTGCCTTTATTCGTTTTTTTCTTCTTATATCCAGCCTGTTCCAGTGCGGCATAAAAGTCAGAGGTGCTTCTCACATACTCGCCATTTTCGTTACAAAAATCTCGGTATTTTTGATACAAATCTCCGGACTTTGCCTGATAGCTTTTATCTACTTCACAACACTCATTGATGAAATTCCCAAGCCAGTCATTGCCTTCCCGATAAGAGCCAATTGCATCTAAAACACACTGCGGTCTGCTAATCTGATAGTTTGCCGCAATGACCTTTCTTGCACCTTCAATCAGCCATGAAAGTACCGCACCACCTGCGTTATCTACCAAGTGCTGCGTGTAGTTTTTGATATCCTTAGAACCCTGAATTTTTGCGTGAAACGGGATCACAATCAATCTTCTCCACGTGCCATCATCCGATGCACCAACCTTCGGAAGATGATTGGTATACAGCACCAAAGTATGTGAAGGTTCAAAGTGGAATGGTGCTTTGAATTTCTTCTCGGCAAAAATCGGGTCGGTCGAACAGAGCTGCTTCACCACGCTGGTATTCAGCCGCATGCCCTCTTGCAATTCTGCCGCAATAATCATCCGCTTTCCCTTGAGTTCCGCCATTTCCGGCTTCACGTTTCTCTTGCAATTGACAGTCAGGGCATCTGCTGAAATGTTTCCGCTGTAACTTCCCAGAACCTTGTAAATGACATTCCAGAAAGTCGATTTTCCGTTACGTCCATCACCGTAAGCAATAATCATCGCCTCCAAATACACCTTGCCCACAATACAAAGTCCGCAAATCATCTGCACATAGTCAATCAAGCTCTGGTCGCCGCAGAAGAACAGCTGCAACGCATCATTCCAGAGTTCTTCGCCTTCATTGCTCGGAACGACCGCCGTCACTTTCGTTAAGAGGTCGGCAGGGTCTGTGGGCTTCCAGCCATTCAATCCTTCGGGCAGATAATACGTGCCTCCGGGGGTATTCAAGAGCATGGGATTGCTGTCGAGGGCTTCGGGATTGTGGAGCACAAGCGGCTTTGCGGCATCCAGTGCATTGGTCATACTGCGAACATGGCGATATTTCATGACAAACGCCTTGAAAGCGGCATAGTACTGATACTCCTTGTATGCGGCGATCTGTTCCTCGTCCAGACTATCTCGAAACTTTTTACCGCCATTAATTGCTGCATCTCTTGCAACACCGAGGCTTTCCAGTTTCAAAAGTGACGCTTCCACCTGCTTTTCCGCCTCTGCCAGCTGTACGTCTGTATGTTCGATCATAGCAAGGGTGACAGCGTGTTCTGACTCCTCCCAATAGGTTCCGTTGTAGCGAAGATAATCGGTCGCAATGGTAAATGCCACCTCATCTGAAAAGCCTTCTACAAATGTGCGAGCCTCTCCAACGTCCGAAAAATCATCGGGAATCAGGGACTGTTTGCCGTATGCTTCAGGAGAAATATATCCTTCCTGCGAGGTTACTTTTTTTCCGAATTTGCAGGCACTGTGCCAGATTGCTTCCAGTTCTTCATCCGGTAGCGGCGGTTCGCATTCTGCTGCTTTTTCCAGAAACTTCTGATAACTTTCCTCAGTCACACCAAAACGCTTGACCAGCTTTCCAGCCATGCGAGACATTGTGCTGTTACGCTGTCCCTGCGGAATGTTACGGTTTGACTTCATCAGTGTAAGCCAGTCCTCAATGGATAAACTGCCTTCGTGCCATACAACATCACTCAGACAGCCAAAGAGAAAACGTGAGGCATCCAGTGCATTTCCATCAAAAAACGGCAGTTCCTTATGGATTTTCTGCTTTATCGCCTTGTGAGAATTTGCATCCTTGCAGGGTGCTGTCGGGAAAAATACATGGAAACGGGGACGGGCAGATTTGCTGCCTTTCGCCAGCATATGATGACGGCTGTAGGTCACTGCAAATGCAACATCACTGAGGAAACTTGCCAGTTTTTCCTGTGTGATCCAGTCTTTCGGGTCGTCTGAATGGTCATTGTCACAGTCCATAGGTACTACATCAGACAACAGGAAATTGGCATCACTGCGGGCAAAATTCTCATACTGAGCACAGACATGATCATAGACAACAGCTTTTTTCAAATCCGCTTCTGAAGTAATGACCTTTTGGTTGGGATAAAGGATATTCTTTTCATTGCCGGTACAGTTTGCTGTATAGAGCGTAAATTTCATTCTATTTCCTCCAGTTCTTCTGTAAAATACCGAATGGTCATATGCCGCCGCTTCGCCCATTTGATCTCCTGCTGCATCCCCTCCGACCGCACAGAACCAAACACCCACAGCTGGGCACACTTTGACAGCAGTACCAAATTCATGAACATCGCTGTCTGACGATCTTCGCCCAGACTGTCATCCATGAACTGTGGAAACAGCAAATGGGGAGCGATAGGGACATAGTGGGTATCTACCGCAAAGCGGCTGTATCGTCTGGCGTTTTCGATATTGTCATTGATGCAACCATGGGAATAGGGAGAACAAATGTATACCAGCGGTCGATAAGCGGCAGCTTTTTTCGCCCTGCGTTCCTCTCGTTCAATACGGCTCAGTGCCTCATAAGCAGTGAGATCAATGTAACCTTCGGCATTATACCGATTCATGCAATACTCCTTTCAGCCGTTTCTGTGTGCAAGCATCACAGTAAACAGCACTGTTGAAAATGTCAAAGTTTTCTGCTGTCCAGAAGATGCTCAGATCAACCGGCACTTCTGCACCGCACTGCGGGCAGTGGCAGTATACGTTTTCGTTGTTGATCTCCACGGAGATACTGGTGGTGTCATTCAGATTTTCTTTGATGTAAAACATATGGAATCCTCCTAATCTTTCTTGTAAAAGCTGCATTCATATCCGTCTGCCCGAAGCAACAGTCCCTTTGCCCAGTCTGGCGTTCTCGCCATCTGCTGACAGATCTCATCCAGCTTTGTATCTTTCGGGCATTCGATGATCATTTCATCGTGAATATGACCGACAATAAAGTGTTGTGATAGTGTCTGCATGGAATACATCAGCAGATCTCTTGCAATTCCTTGGACGCAGTTCTCTACAAATTTCGGCCCATAACTTTCAAGTCTGTCCCATTTTTTCTGAGCATTAATGCCCATATATGTAACAGATTCACCGCCGAATTTATTCTTACCGATGTAGGGTTTAGCATAAGCAAGACGTCTTCCGCTTGGCAGCCTTATGAACAGAAACCCTGCCTCATAGGAAAATAGCAGTCCGTGTGTTTTCGTTGCTGTTTTTTCTTTGACTGCCTTTTTTACAGCTCTATCTACCGCCCACCAGAGTTCTGTAATATGCGGTGAAGCCTCACGCCAGTCGGTTACGATCTGTTTCAGTTCCGTATCGGATAAGCCGAGAGAATCTGCTCCCATCGCTTTCATTGCTCCGACCGATCCGCCGAAACCACAAGCCAATTCGGATATCTTTCCTTTCTGCCTTAACTGTCCGTTTTCACCATGCTTTACAACAGGTACACCAAACATCTTTGATGCTGATGCACAGTAAATGTCCTCACCGTTTGCAAAAGCCTTCATTCGCCATTCTTCACCTGCAAGCCACGCGATCACTCTTGCTTCAATGGCAGAGAAGTCTGCAACAATAAACTTCATACCCTGTCTTGGGATAAAAGCGGTACGGATAAGCTGTGACAGTGTATCAGGAACATCATCATACAGCATCTGAATATCTTCAAAAGAACCGTACTTTACAAGTTCACGGGCTTCTGATAAATCCGGCAAGTGATTCTGCGGAAGATTTTGCAATTGCACATTTCTGCCAGCCCAACGCCCCGTTCTTGATGCTCCATAAAAGCTGAACATCCCTCTTGCACGATTATCGCTGCAAGCTGTATTTTTCATAGCGGTATACTTTTTCACCGAAGATTTTGACAACTGCAAACGCATCTGAAGTACGGATTTCACAGGCTCTTTTGCAGTTTTGATGAGTTCCTGCACCTGTGTTTTGCCAAGTGAATCCGACTTGTAACCCTGTGTTTCAAGCCAATCCAGCAACTGATACACAGAGTTCGGATTTTCTACGCCTGTCAGCTTTTGCACTTCAGCTGTCAGTTCTTCTTTTGCCTTTGCATCAAGGTTAATTGCCTTATCTACAAGCTGCATATCTACGAGAATACCTCTGTCATTGATTTCCTGGTCAAGATAAAATTCCTTCCACAGAAAATCGGGCACAGGGAAACGTAACAGTTTTCTGTCGATTTCCAGTTCAGCTTCTACATCACGCTTGTTGTATGCTTTAAAAATCTCCCATTTATCTGGATAATCTTTCAGATTATGAAACTGTGGGACACCGTCAACTGTGTCGTATGGCACACAAAAGAATTTGACGAGAGCCTTGCCCTCTGTCATTTTCTGCTGTTCAATGCCCAAAACCTTTCCGACTTCTGCAAGTGATGACGGCAGTCCGAGTGTTCTTGCATGAATCATAGAACAATGCCAGCTTTCGGGATTTAAGAAATCTCCGACAGTATCTTCGTCAATGCTGTAACTCTGAAAATATTGAGGATAATTCTTACGAAGATATTTTGAAAGACAAACTCTCTCAAAATTTACATTAAATGCCCTTTTTATCACGTTTTCATCAACAAGAGCAACGAGAACATTTTCGGGAATTTCTTCACCGTTTGCCGTATCCACTACCTGAACAGGCTGTCCGTCTATGGAATAGGCAAACAGCAAAATATCAAAATATGGGGTGTCTGTGTAAGCATAAACGCCACATTTTGATATGCCCTTATCGGATCTTGTTTCGATATCAATTGTAATCATGTTTATCTCAATTACCCACCCAAGCATAACGCCTAGCTGTCCGCCCAGCTATCTTAGTTCAGAAAATCCTCGTCTTCTACAGTTGCAAAGTCGTCCTCTGCACGGCTGTGACCGCCCAGCGGCTCACCATCCCGAATCTTCTGGACGTTCTGCAAGCCGCAGGCAATGCCACGAGAAGTCTTTGTAGCGAACGCATAGAATGTGATGCTGGCTCTGCCATAGACACCGCTGTAAATCTCGCTGTGGTCTAAAATCTGCTGGCAGGCAGCGTCCACGATGCCCGGGGCGGTGATAGAATTGGCATTGACGAAATAGCTGTTGGCATAGGCTTCATCATCCGGTCGCTCCAAGTCACCATCCCGAAGCGGTGTCTTGAGAGAAGTCAGCGGTGGAACGGACTTGCTGTTGCCTTTCAACTTGCCCTGCCCCTCCTCGTAGGCAGCCTGAATGGCGGCACGAATCTTTTCGATGGTTTTCGTGTCCGACTTCGGAATGATGAGGGAAACGCTGTACTTCGGCTTACTGTTCTCGTCCATCGCCTTTGCTTCCCAGAGGTTGGCGTAGCTAAATCTGCATACACCGGTTACTACTTTTGCAGGATTGATATACTTTGCCATAATAAAAACTCCTTTATTCTTTGAAATCTACCTGTGCAGTATTCCACGCAGGTCGTTTGTCTGATAGCGGAACAAGTGTTGGCTTTCCCTGTGGTTTCACAAGCAAATCTCCCAACAATTCTTCAAATTTTTTCTTGCCCAGCATTCTGGTCATTGCGGTAATGCCCAGTACCTTATGTTCGTATGGGTCGAATCCAGCAGCTTGTACCGCCTCCGCTGCTGCAGTTTCACTGCAATATGCTCGTCTGGCTCTGCCTTCAACCAGCTTCCAATTCTTCCACGTTTTCCCCTGTAAGGACTGCTGCAAGGCGTATTCCTTGATATCAGAAGCCCATGCAACCAGCTGGTCAGCAGTTTCCAGAATTGCTTCAATTTCGGTATCGGTCAGCTTGTCTGGCATCGCAAAATCATACTTCGCCAATTGCAGATTGTACTCCGCCTGTTTCCGGCAAGTTGCTTTCACTTTGCAGAACCGACAATGTTCACCTGCACAGAAGTCACCATCGCCTTTGGCGGCAAGTGCGGCTTTGGGTTTCAGTTCGGTTTCTGCCCAGTGCAGCAGCTCCGACAGTGGCAGGGTGCATTCGCTGAGGTTCTGGATTCTCGGCTGAAAAATCACCATCCGGATTTCTGCAATGTCATAGAGGGCATCGAACAGTTCCAACGCTCCCAGAGCATACAGCATCATCTGTGAGTTGTGTTCGGCGGATACCGCCACGCCCTTGCCATACTTGAAGTCGATGACAGTTAGAACCGAGTCTGCAACAATCACGCAATCTCCCGTTCCGAAGCCGTCCGGAACGTATCGGCTGAAATCCAAACGCTGTTCCACTAAGACCATGGGTTCTTGCAGGGTTGCCAGTAGTTCGGCGATATACTGGGCATAGCTGTCCGTGCAGTCTTCCATTTCGGTGTCATAGAAGTCTAAGTTCTCCGTTGGATTGGGAGTCAGATTTCCGAGCAGTCTTTGCACCTTATATTCTGCCAACTCGTGAGCACACGTGCCTTCCCGGGCGTAGTCCGTCACGGTATCCGGCAAGGCAGCACAGAGCTGTGCGGAGGGCGGACACGCCAGCCATCGGGCACTGGAAGAAGCAGAGAGCATGGCATGTTTATTCGGCATGGGCTGCCTCCTGTGCATCTGCAAATAGTGCAGCGTATCGTTCTGGCGGAACTTCAGACAATCGGCTGCCGCCATACTTTTGCAGCAGTTTCAGCACCGTTTCCTTTTGTCCGCTGCGGGACAGATTTGCCAGAACACTGCGGACTTCTTCCAACGTAATTGCCTTTTCCACTGCTTTTTTGACCGCTTCTTCTTTTTGTGGATAAATCTGTGTAAACGTCTCCACTTCTGCTTTGGAAGCACTTTCTGCCCACTCTGATGCGACCTTTACGAAATCGCTGAGTGCTGTAAGGACATCTATGAGGGTTTTCATTCGGTTTCACTCCTTCGTTTTCCAAACTGAACAATATGTATTCGTTCCATAGGCAGAAATGATCTGTTGTACAATCTTCTTTTGCTGTTCATCCGCATAAGAACTTAATTCCCGCAGCGTTCGAATTTGCTCTTGTGACAGAATATTTCGATGTGGATGATACCAATCTGCAAGACGAATTCCGCCGCCGTTTCCATGAATACTTTCAAGAGGGTATTGTAATACAAGTGTCTGAACGTCTCTCTGAATGGTTCTTTTTGAAACACCAAGTTCCTGTGCTAAATCAGACAGATAGCACTTCCGTCTTCCAACCAAAATCCGCATAATTTCAGCACGGCGTTCAGATGCACTCATATTCTCCCCCCTTTCTTAATTGTTCGACTGTATTCTACTGCTCAAACACGACACCTTTTGTCGTGTTTGAAAAGAATTCACAAAACATTTTCAATTTGTACAGGCATAAAAACACCGACAAGGTACAGAAAAAATTCTGCACCTCATCGGATGTTCTCACTTTTTTACCAAACTGGTCAGCCACGGAGCAATGGGTCTTGCAATCATTCTCGCATTCAGATATGCCATTTCCAGTGTCAGACAAGTGCTGCCCAGATAATATCCGTTTCGTTCTGCCAATGTCATGGCAAGGTTCGGTTTTTCCATATCTGTTAAACAGATCGGCAGCAGAAACTGCAATTGATTCTGGTATCCCTGCGGTACTACCAGCCCCGGCTCAATTACTGCTTTTCGTCTGCCCAGTTCCACTGCTGTTTCCAGCAGCAATGGCAGATTCTTAAACCGAAGCAGCTTCTTTGGCAGCCGTTCCCGATTTTCCGGGTCGCTGAGAATGTGTTCTGCATTTACCCGAATTGGCCATTCCGGATTGAAGTTTACACCATTTTGCATCATCGGAAAATATGGCTTTTTGGGCAGTGGTTCTACATACCGCAGCTTGGAAGAAACAGCATCACAGAAGCCGGTGAAATACCATTTCAATGTGGTGTCTTTCTTTTTATTTCGTTCAAAGCAGGCGTAGATTGCCTGATACTGCCTTGTGTACAGTCCTGTATGAAAGCAGGCACAGTTGTTTTCCACATGAAAATATGCCGTTTCTCCGGTATTGTAATCGATACTCATCTTCCGGAACATCATATGGAGATACCGTTCCAAAATCGGCGTATCTGTATTTTTACATTCAGTTTGCGGCTTTCGGAATCGCCATGCTTCCGGCAACGCCATTTCTGCCAATTGTTCTAACTGCCCGTACCAATCCGGCACATAGGCAAATTCAAATAAATCTGTTTCTATCATTTTTCTGTTCCTCTCCATTTAGGAATTGCTTTTATCAGCTTCAATTGTATTCGGGATTTTAGATCTTCGTCAATATATCGATATGTTTTCCCTTGTGCATCCTCCCCTTTTACCGTTGCCAATGCATTGATGTAATCGTCATAAAAGCGGAGAATTTCTTCCAAAGCAGTTTTCTCCCCATTTACTGCGGCACAGATCAATTCATATGTAAGGTCATTTTCTTTCATCGCCATTCCTTTCATAATATTTGCGGATTGCTGTAAATGCTTTTTGTCTCCAGTTGTAAATGGTGCGAGGCGTGACGTGAAAGTACGCTGCGATTTCCTGATCGCCATATCCATACCAGAACTCCAAAATCAACGTTTCTCTCTGTGTTTTTGGAAGTTCCAACATAGCATCATAAAGCCAGTCGCTGGCGATCAAACACGGATACTTCTCGTTATCCAAAATGAAATGCTCTGATGGATATACATCTTCTATTTCCGGAACATTCATCAGGTCTGGTTTCGCCTCACGGTTTTGGATTCTCTTTTTTTCTGCCGCTGCATCTCGATATTCATTTCGCATTACAGTTTTCACAAAGCAGTCAAAGATTTTTATTCTGCAGCTTTTATCGATAAAGGGAGTCAATCTGTTGGTTCCTCCCTTCTTATGCAGTTTTGCAGGTAGTGTGTATATCACCCCCTTTTAAACTACTAAGACGAATCAGGCAGAACAAAATCGGAAAATTTATTTGTAAATATTCTGTGTACTTTTATTTCTTAGGCACAGCAACAAAAAAGCAGCATACAAAACCGGTCATTTCGCCGGATTGTATGCTGCTTGAAAAAATAGAAAGGGCAGTCCTGCCCAGCTGTTTGCCGGACAAAACTGCCCTTTTTTAGGTGGTTGAATTTTAATGGAAATTATTGCTTGCAGGTAAATTGCATACATTAAATAGCCAGTGCTGTCTGTTCCAGAAATATGGTTGTTGTGGAAATAAGTGTAAAGATTTAGGCTCAGCGGATCATTATTGCTACCTGCGAAAGAATCTCTTGAGATAAATCGTCCAGTTGAAGGACTATAGTATCTCGCACACAAATAAATGGTAGCAGTTTCCTTGTCATAGTACTCACCGCAGTAACGGAATGCATTCGTATCATCATCAATATTCTTTTCCACACCAAACGCATCGTAGGTATACGACTTTGCGACAGCACCAGTTTCATCAGTCAGATTAACAACATCACCATGTGCATTCCGTGCGTATAACGAAAATAAACCTGCTTCATACCGTTATAAAAATAAATTTTAATAAATTTCTAGGCTACCTCACAATTAATCTTATTAATAAAATATTATAAGTCACTATAAGGGTTTTCCACTGTTTCACCATATTCTTTAATGCATTTATCCAACAATCTTATAATTTCTCGTTTTTTTATTTTATATCTATTTTTTAAAATAAACTGAAAAGCATCCTTTAATCCTAAATTAGGTATAATATATAAAACTGCATCCATTACTTCAATATCATTAAATTTTATGTATTTTTTTATAAATCGTGTTATTTTGTCTTGATATTCTTTTTCTAAAATGGTATATGTGTTACATTGACGATCAGCTAATTCACATAGTTGATCAAATGCATCTATTATACTTTCATCATTTAAGCTTTGATGAGATACAAGAAAATCATCAATATATTTTTTTATTTCCTCTTTTGATAAGAAATCATTAATTTCGCTGAAATCTTGCATATTATTTTCTAATAACAGGTATATGTGCCCAATTTGATTTGTTTTGTTTTACAAATTGCCCTCCTTGTGTCAAATATTTACGTCCCACTTTAATTTGAGCTGTCCATCCACTTCCAGAATTTGAGCCTGGGTATAATTTAGCAGCATTTAAATCTGTTGAATGCCATTTTACCTGCACTTTTTTTCCGTTCACTTTAAAATTATACTTAAACCCATTCTTTATTGTGGATGAAGGCTTAAATGTATTTGGAGTTCCTTTGGGAACAAATGATTTCAAGGCACTTTCTGTTGTTTTTCCTCCCTTCAATAACTGCTGAGCAGCAAATTCAGGGTCATAATTTGCTAAGGACGTTGAAGCTTTTCCAATGGACGCAGTATTTTTGGCTGCCGTAGATGCAGTTTTGGCTGCTGTTTTTGCAACATTGTATGTGGTACCAGCAGCTGCAAAAATACCACCCCACATAAATCCGTCAACAGCACCTTGAGCAGCAGCAGTACCAGCACCTTCCCAACTTCCTGTTGATAGTCGATGAGAAACAGCTTCTGTTCCCGCACCAATAACCACACTTGAAGCAACACTTAACAATATGGGGGCAGCTGCTCCACCTGTAATTGCAACTGCAGCAACAGTTGCAGCCGCTCCAATTGCTACTTTAGCCCAATTGGGTAATTTAAAATGTCCATTAGGATCAATTCCATAAATCGGATTATTTTCACAATAAGTATAGAAATTCAAACTGAGCGGATCATTTATCTCTCCAGCGTAAGAATCTCGTGAAATAAACCGTCCAATCGTTGGGTTATAATACCGTGCCCGCAGGTAAATCGTACCCGTTTCTGCATCAAAATATTCACCGCAGTACCGGAACGCATTCGTATCTGCATCATCAATATTCTGCTCGACACCAAACGCATCATACTTGTACGACTTCGTAATTGCACCTGTGGAATCCGTCAGATTAACAACATCACCATGGGCATTCTGTGTATAATACTGATAATCCGTCTTGACGTTGCCACTCTGTTTGCTGAATTTCGCCAGCAGATTTGTACCACGAACATAAACCTCAGCACTGTACCAGTCGCTGTCATCCATGTCCACAATGATCTGCTTGCTGCCATCCCAGATATGGTTGATTGTCTTGCCATCGACTGTCTTACTCGTCCGCAGTCCATCTGCGTTATATTTATAACTCGCTGTTGTCTCTCCATCGGTAAATCCGATCAGCTGATTCAAACCGTCATAAGTATTTGTCTCTGTCTTACCCTCTGCGGTCTTTGTGATCTGATTTCCGTTGGCATCATAGGAATATGCAGTTTCTTCTGTCTTTGCATCTGCGGCAGTACTTGTGATCAAGTCTGTCGGACTAATTGCTAATCCATCTGAGATTGTGGCATTGGAAGTTTCTTCAACTGTCTTGATTTCTTTCTGAAGCAGTGCAGTATACTTACCATTGACAGTATAATCGTAGACCGTTTCATATTCTTCTGAGCCATTAGCAACCATCTTAGAACGATTGCCATAATCATCATATTCATATGAATACGTATCAGCTGTCTTACCGTTAGAAATGGACTCCCTGGTCAATCTCTTCAACCCGTCATAATCATATGAGGTTGTTTCTATTGTACCATTTTCATTGCGTACTTTGCAAGCATCTGAACCGTCTAAATAGTACGAATATTCATAACTGGATATGTCGGAGTTTCCAGACTTGGTAACAAGTTTTGTCACCTTGTTGCATCCATTATAAGAATAGGTCGATACCACA